CAAGCATCTTTGCCATAGTAGTTTTACCGATACCGGCTGCGCCACTAAACAACAAATGCGGAATACTTTCATCTTTGACCCATGCTTGTACTTGTGCTTTCTGATGATTGTCTCTAAAAACATAATCTTCAAGTTTTTTAGGACGATACTTTTCTACCCATAACTCTTTCATTCCGTCTCCTTAATGCGTTTTCTCAAATTAGTTGTACTAAATGAGTGTTGTCTTTTATTATAATGTATTTTAATGTTTTTGTCAACACATATCTGTTTGGCAGTAAAGTCTTTATCTTTGTATTCTTCGCCAATAAAACGTACATCTATTCCGTATGTAAGAAAAATGTCTGTTAAGTCTTTTTCGGATTCATAAGGGATAATTTCGTCGATATACTTACAACCTTCAAGTTGTACATAACGCTCAAATACACTTTGGATTGGCTTATTCTTATTCGGTCTATCGATAGTAGGGTCTGTTTGTAAACCAACAATCATATAATCGCAGTTTGCTCTTGCTTCTTTAAGCATAGCAACATGTCCGCTATGGAACAAGTCAAATGATGATGCTGTAAACCCTCGTGTCAAAGATCACCTTCTTGTCTGTTTTCTGAATAATGAACATCAAACTCACCACCCGGATAACGTTTCTTTAATTTATTAACATTCTCTGCTATGACTTCATTAGGATCAAGCCCCAATGCACGGCAACTATTGACCCAATACCAAATAATATCGCCAAGTTCTCGTTTAGCATGAAACTTAGTTTCATCGTCCATAGGTTTACCTTGGAATACACATTTCTTAACAATTTCTGCAAATTCGCCTCCTTCTGATGCAATACCAATAGCACCTGTCATTAATAATGAAATATTAACTTCGTCATTTAATTCATGTAAACGAGCTTGTGTATAAGCCCAATCGTTTGACTCTTCTGATGTTACTTCTTTTACAAAGTCTTTATATTTGTTTAGATCTACTGTAGACATCTATATTTCCTTTACTGTTTATTGCTTTATTATATAATAGTACTTTATACTTGTCAACCCCTAAGGTAAATATTTTTAACAGCATTCGCTGGTTAATAGGAGAACAACCCATGATTAGAAATCTTTCACTAAACCTTGAAGTAGGACAAGAAATTCTTGTCGGTAAAAACAATAAACGTGCTAGAATTACGAAAATAGAGTTCCATGAAAAATCAGGGGAAGTTACAATTAACACTACCCAAGGCCCGCGTAAGGCCTTGACGTTTAGATTAATGCCGGATTTAGAATACGCTTATTGAGCACCGAAGTCACCTGGGTTAAATGTAGCAACAGAACCATCACTGTAATGTTGTCCCCAGTAAGCTAATTCAGGTTCAAAGTCGTCCGTGCCAACAGCAAGGATTGCAGACTTTTCAACTTTCTGTATCTCAACCTCACCGAGGTCGGGATCGTCTACCTTTATCTTTCTTGTCCAACGACCGTGTTCAATTAAGATCCAATCGTTTTTTTGGTAATCGTCTTTATTCTCAGAACCTTTATCATAAACTTTAGCCCAACGACATTTAACACCATGTGCTTTTGCATCGTCGGCTGACATGATAATACCGCCTTTAGTTTTAGTTTCACCGAAATGCATTCCGTATACTAAAACATCATCGTGAAGTGGAGTGAGTTTACCTTTGATCATTTGCCTTGTCCTATCTAATAGTTATTTTTTTCGACTTACGATTTCTTCTTTGATTGCTCTTGGATTCTGCTTGTAGTAATCTGATAGAACTTCTTCTCTTGTTCTAATAATTTTTCCACCTGGACCTAATTCGTCGCCACGTGCATTTACTTTAGCATTACCAACTGCTGGAAGTTCTTCATTTTTGAGATTAAGTTTCTCCATGTCAACTTCCTTACCTCTCATACTTTTTACTAGTGCCATTATATTTCTCCTTTAAAGAATTCATTTAGTGGTATATTGTATTTAATACTATCAACTTTGTGTACTCCCATTAAATAGAGTACAAAACTAGCAACACTACTTCCTCTACCAACACCCCAAACAATATTCTTCTCTCTAAGTGTATCTATTATATATGCCATCTGTTTGAGTAGCGGAAATAAATCTCGCTTCTCATACTCGGCTAGTTCTATATTTACACGTTCCATCTCACTATCATTGGAACATTTGGCTAACAAATTTTGTTTAATGTTCATGTTTTGATATTTGTAAGGAAGGAACCAATTGGTAGAATCTATTGATTGTTTTGGAAGAGGATAGTCAAGAAACTCTTTTTCTATCTTATTTTTGTATTTGCTTAGATCGTCATTACATACACAGTTCTCAAGTATGTCAGGGCCATACTTAACTATGCCTTTAATTAGTTGATCAGTAGTATTATTTTCAGTCCACATTTATCAGTTGATCCAAATCTTTCTCTTGTTCTTCGTCAAATTTTGCTTGTATTGCTCTCTGACGTAGTTCATTTCTATATATTGTAACAAAAGTTTGAAGTTGTGTCAACAGTTGATTATTACCTAAACGCTGGGCTTGGTAATATTTTTTGTTCAATTCGCTTAGTTTAAGCTCTACATCACTAGTAGATACTTCAGACAAGTCTTCTTCTAATGGATGAAACATATTAACTAAATGTACCCAAATGCCTCATGTAAATGAACTCTTGGCTGTGTCGCCAAACTTCAATAAACACAGGATCAGTGGTAGAAGTTAATGTAAGTGTTGCTGGAAAAGCACTATCTTTCTTAATCACAGTGCCGCCTGTAGTTGTAAATGTTACAGTTCTATCACCAACACCTGAAGCATATAGTTCTAAAGTTACTTTACTTACTCCACCTTGTGCTGCTGTTTCTTCACCATTTGCAGGATCTCCTGCAAAGTTTGTGAACTGTAAGTTAAGTGCAGATGATGCGTTAATAATAAAATAAGAGCCAGTTTGGTAATCAATTTCTGTAGTTGTTCCGCCAACAAGTGGTACTGTACCCAAATTATTAGTTTTATCTCTGTTATTTGCCATAACAGCTCTAGTAACTTGGTTAAGTTGGAAGTCATTAATGTATGACCCACCGCCTGGATTAGATAATCTAGCAGTAGTTGACTCAAGACTAGTAATCTCAGTCTTGGCTGTGTTTAAACTTGTTTTAATAGTATCGAAATTATCCCTGAATGTTTGGGTGTCGTTATCGGCACCTGCTACAGGAAAGTTTTCGTTTATGCTCAAATAATTTATATTACTCACGGTTTCTTTTCTCCACGTTGCGGGAATACAAAGTATTTATCCTCAATCTGTCCGTCAACTATATCTATGATATAGCGATCTGCAACAAAGTCAATAGACTTAAAATCAAACGCTTTTTGCTTGATTCTAGCTAAAATACTGTCGGCTTTCCCTGGTTTTGTATAGCACAATACTAGTGCTTTGGTAAATCCAAGCTCAAAAGTCTTTGTTTCTTGAATGCTTCTCATCCATAAAGGTAAAAACTCTCTATCTCTTTCCCCAACAGTTTGTATTCTCTTTCTCATGTTATTTACTGAATTAGGAAAAATTCTTTGATGATCTGAATCACTAACTAACGGAATATCGCTATCAATGCTGATACTGTCGTAACTAACAATAATTTTACTGTTAATATCGTCCTTTAGTTCTATTACCTGTGATATGCTTTTACCGTTCTTTTCAAGATCGTCAATTAGATCAACATAGACAACTTCATATAAAGTTGATTGTGTAGTTGGATCTTTAGCTACTGCTTTTTTAACATCACCGAACGTAAAGCGTTTATTATAATGATTCTTGCCCATTGCAGAAACAAAAGTTTGTGCTGTATTACTTTCAATCCCTGCAAATAGTAATGCTGTTAGTTCACTTTGTACTCCGTAGTTTTTATCACCATAACGATATATGTCAGCAGGTTTAAAAACAGTAGAGTCGGTAATAAAGTTAAACCATGATAATCTTTTCTCTTTTGATTGTAATGCTCTAACAAATATGTTTGAGAATACTGTTTGGTTATCAGCAACAACTTTAATTTTAAATTCTCTTGTAGATTCAGCAAAGTTTGCACCATCTTGAGCTTTTATTGTAAATTTAAATTCTTTGTCAAACGATGTTCTTTGTTGATCAAATGTTAAACTAAAATCTCTAGAACGAGTTGAAGAATCTTCTCCAGCACTATCCTGTTCATAAAATCTAGTTAATCCAAGCCCTTGATTATCTTGAAACTGTTTTACTTTACCCTGTATAAGTCCTGTAGGTAAAAATTCTAATCCTTCAGGTAGCTTTCCGCTTTCTAATGTGTATAATATTCTACCACCGTATAGTAAACTTTGTGCTTCGACATATAAGTTACTAGGCTCATTGGGTTTAATACTTCCTCTATCAGAAGGTGTAATCCATGATATTGAACTTTCTATTTCACCTATGATGTCTATATTAAATGTTCTTTCAACAGTTGAAACACCCGGTACCCAATAGTCTGTGTCAGTAGGTAATCTGTTTTGATTTTGCACAGTAGCAATATAAATGATACCATCATAAACAATTGCTTCGTTAACATTATAGATTCTAGTACTGCTCCAATTACCTACAAGTGTGTAATTAATTGTTGCTAGGTTCGCAGGAAAGTTTACAGCTCTCATTGTGAACTGATAGTTTTTAGTTACTGCTGCTTGATAAGGAACTTTACCAGAAAGGTCACCGGTCACAGTGTCAAGTGTAAGACCAGGTGGTATAGTACTTGCGGTACCGTCTGGATTATTTGCAACCAAGAAATAAGTTATTGTACCTGACAACGTAGGTGGATCATAAACATCTAGTGCAACAGTTACAAAGTTATTTGCTCTGTATCTACCTAAGTAAGGATCTGTAATCCATAGTGGCTGTCTGTTACCACTATTATCTGCTTGGAATAAATTTGTATCAACTTGTAGTAATGTGTTATCTGCTTTTAAAAATTCTTCAGTAACAACATAAATCTTAAATGTTCTGTGCAAAGCATTAATGCCGTCGGTAACTGCGATACTGAAAGTATATTCTCTACTTAACTTTCTAGGTATCTGACTTCCTTCTGCATAGTCAAATCTTTGTGTGTCGTAAAAGTACGTATCGAATCCTGTTGATGTATTTTTTGCAATATCAAGTGGAACAGTATCAAAAGAATGTGTATCGTATGCTCCAGTATTAGCTGCATTGTACTCTACAGCCTGCACAGGCTCCGTAAAACCGCTGATCTTTCCTGTTTGGGACAATGACAAGCCCGGAGGTAAAAGACCGCTATTAGGCACCATATAGTAGCTTAGAGTCTCCCCTGCTGTAAGGTCTTTGTCTGTTGCTTGTAATTGGAAGTCTATCTTAGAATCGTCAAGTGCAAAGTATGCATCACCTTGCCCAACATTTAGATATCCTCTAGTTGTAATCCATTCTGGAAAGTCTGCACCAGTAATTGACATGCTAAATGTTCTGTCCATACACCCACCAGTACTGTCATCGGCTCTGATAACAAATTTCTTAGTTGTATGTTTTGTAACTTCTCCAGGTGCACCTTTAATAACACCTTGGGATAATACACAACCTACAGGAAGTGTACCAGCAATTATAGAATATGTGATTGGATTAGAAGTGTCTGTAGACGCCTCTATTGGAATGTTGACTGTGATCCTTTCTTCGAAAGTACCTAAGTCTCCTGCTGGCGTTATCCAAGTAATTGCCATTTAGACTTCGCTCCCTATATGCCGCCAACATCTAAATTGATTCCTGAATCATACGTTAGTGTACCAAAATCAATATTAGATCCTTGCAGTGCTAATTGTATGGCATTTTCAAATCCTGAAGCTCCAACAGGTCCGAAATCGTATGTTGTTAAGTACTCAGTTACAGGTACAATAGTTTTAAATTTAATAGTGCTGCCTACAGCAGTAACTTCAATGTCTTTGAAACCGTTTTCTGATTGTGGCGCACTAGTACCTTCTAGAGTAATTTGTTGGTGTGTATTAGCCAACATACTACCACTGTCTGTATCAATTCTTGTAAATGCATCTGGTGCTGTACTAGCAACGATAATAGCTTCTGGACCTTCATCAAGTTGCATTTTAGCGCCAGCTACTAATTTTCTAAAGTTTAAGTTTGCACCTACTTTATCTTTAAACACACTAACACCGTTAGCACCTGTATTGGTTGCAGTAATTGTTAATTCTGTTTCAAGTGTTGAAAAGTTTGTATTAACTTTCTGGAACGCTGTTCGCAGATCATCACCTAATCCATCGTTTACAATATTACCTATGTTTATTAATTGTATCGCCATTTGTCACTCCTAATGTAGATCCGCCCAGCCTGCTGTACTGTCACCATTTGCATCAGCAGCGTATCCTTGAAACTTTCCTGTTGTTGTATTATAGATCATCATACCTAACACTGGTGTAAGTGCATCTACTTCAGTCTGTGTTAGTTGTGGTGGTCCAACATATAATTCTGTAAAGTTAGAATTAATTTTTTCAAACGCCCCACGTAGAGTATCGCCTGTTCTATCGTTTGCGGATGTTCCAATGTTTACTGTAAGTTTTGCCATCTATCCGCTCCTATACCCAACCGCCGATTGCAATTTTGCCCCAGCCCGTACTCTTGCGGACATAGACATAACTGTCATCAACTCTAATTTCGCCAACTTCTGCTACTTCTGATTCTGAACTTGGAGCAGCACTATTTGGTGCAATCTTACCTGTAACTGTGCCTGTTGCACCATCAATTACTACAGAAGAGTCATCACCAAATACCGAACCTCTAATATCAATAGTTGCGGTACCATTTAGCACTGCTGCTGGTATTGTGCTGCTAACAGCGTCTATTAGTAATGTACTATCATCGCCAAACACACTACCTTTAATATCAGTCACAGGACTTCCTGTGTACGATACTTCACCTGATGTTGCATTGTACATTAGCATAGTTGTACCAACTGCATTTCTAATTGGTTTAATTACTAGACTACTTGCTGTAGTATTTTCTACTGCGCTACCTGTTGCGTTGATTACAATTGAGTTTGCGGCTTGACTTGTTTGACCTGCATACTGTCCTAAGGCTATTGCTTTTGCACCTTGATTATTCTCGCCTGCTTGACTACCTAGAGCAACTGCATTTTGACCTTGATTAGTATTACCTGCATTGTTACCAATTGCTTGAGCATATGTACCTTGCGTTGTTTCACCTGATCCCTTACCAATTGCTACTGATTCTGCGCCTTGCGTTGTTTCACCTGCTTGATCACCGATTGCTACTGCACTGTTACCTTGGCTTGTTTCACCTGCTTGATCACCAAGTGCTACTGCACTTGTGCCTTGTGTTGTTTTACCTGCGTAATAGCCAACCGCTACTGCACCAAGGCCTTGACTTGTTTCACCTGCCAGGTTACCAATTGCTACTGCAAAATCGCCTTGACTTGTTTTACCTGTTTGTTTACCAAGTGCAATAGTAATTTCACTTGTTCTTAAACTTGTTGTATCTACTGGGCCAATGATCTTACCTTCCACACCGTCAACTAATAATCCTGAATCGTCTGCAAACACTGATCCTGTAATATCAATCTTCGGATCAACTGCAATAGTAATCTTATCGTTGGGTGAATCAAGTGTAATACCAATACCGTAACCAGATTCAAACGTTAAAATATCAGCAGTACTATCTGCTGCAATACTTGTTTGTCCATCAACAGCAATTTGTTGGAATGTTGGAACTGCTGGAGCACCGTTTGAAACAGTTGTAATACCTGTTGCACCGTCTGTCGAAACTGTAATACCAAAACCTTGTTGTACTTCTAACACACCTGTGTTAGTAAACTGTACTGCACCTGTTGTTGCACTAACTGAAATACCTTCGCCCGGTGTTCTTCCGGTTGCTCTGCTAGGAATGTTAGTTGTGTTTTGTGCAGATGTAACACCTGTGTTAGTAATTGTTACATTGCCTGTTGCTGAGCTAACACTAATACCTGTACTTGCAATTGCTTGTGTTACACCATCGTTAATAAATGTAATACTGTCTGCATCACTTCCTGCTACTAGTTGTACACCTGTGCCACCGTAAAATGATAATGTATCATTTGTATGATCAGCTTCAACAATGTCGCCATCATCTAAGTTGATATATCTAAAATATCTTTTTTCAGGATCAATAATTAAGTCACCGTTAATAGTTGAACCAAATGGTAAATCAACTTTACCACTTTCACCTTTAACGTGTGCTGTACCTAAGTATAAGCCGTTATCTTCGTTACCTGCTGAAGATAATGTTTCAGCAACATGTACTTCTTTCCATTTATGTGTAGCATCACCTAAAACTTTTACAGAGTCTGCTGCTGGTTTAACAGAAGTTGTAAGTGCTTCTAAGTTAAGTGTGCTGAATTCATTAAGTCCTTGTGTTTTACCACCCGATGAATATGCAGTAAATGCTGTGCCATTAACAGCTGAACTAATTCCTGCGTCTGTATAAAGAGCAAAGGTATTACCTGTTAGTACATCTGCATAATAAGTATTACCATTTAGTTGTGTCATGCCTACTACATCTGTAATAGTTACACGTTGTCCATCAGTAAGTCCGTGTGCTGTTGAAGTTGTAACTACAACAGGACTTGCCTGAGTAGCATTAGTAATTGTTTTTTGTTCGCCGCCAGCAAGTGTTGCACCAATAGTTACAAAGTTTGCATTGACTTCATCTAATGCACTTTTAAACTTATCCCATAAGAGTGGTGGATTACCTGGCGTTATGTTTGTATTATATGCCATTAGTTTCTCCCTACCGCTACTTCAATTGTGCCTATATGATCGCTATCATATGCTTCAATTGCTTTTCCAATAATTGTACCTGCTCGTACATCACCATCTGCTACTGTACCAACACCATGTATGCCTGCACACACAATTAAATCACCTTTTTCAATCTTGCCAACTACCTTACAAGGTACTCTACCTTGCAGCGCAACAAGATTTTTAAATCCAGGACACCCTGCGTACATAACATATGCTGCTCTATCTGAAACAACACCTGCTACTTTTGGATCACCTTTCTTATTAGAAGTTGTGACTTCCTTGTCACCACCAAATACTAACACTGTTCCGACTTCGTATTCCTTGTCACCTTCGTAGTATTCTGCAAGGTCAGCTGCATAAGTTGCTTCAAACCTTGATTCACTTGGAGTTGTTCCTGTTAATGTCCAACGTCCTGTTACTGTACCTGCTGTAGTATTACCACCAGTTGTTAATGATGTTGTAATAATTTGTGATGCTTCAACAGGTGCTAGTGATACACCGTTCTGTGTTCTAAACTTGTGATAGTCGTTATCATAAAAGTTTCTCTTGTCTGTTGCAAGTGAACCGTTCTGTAAATATAAACCACCACTACCACTTGAACCTGTATATAATCTTACATAACTTGCAGATCCTGATGTACCATAACCTACTGCTGTGTTACCGTTAACAGTAAATGAGCTTGTAGCGTTCCAAATTCTTGCACTGGCATCTGCGTTGCTATCTCTTTGAACAAGTTGACTTGCACTTGCATTAGCAGTTGCTTCAATGATACCGTAATCAACATCAGCTGTATTACTTGAACTACTTGTTCTTCTTAAGAAACCAGTTGCATTAAATTGTGATTTTTTAACAGAGCCACCTTGATCAACAACTGTTGTCATTAATACATCTGTAGGAGCACTAGCACTTAGTAAGTTATTACCTAATACACTCTTACCAGTAACGTTTACTAGTTTTGCTTTTGTAATCGTGCCATCTGTAATTGTTACCCAACCGTTTGTAACAGTAAAGAATGTATTATCAAATGCTGCAATACCTTTGTCAGCTTGTGTAATACCTGTATCATTTGCACGTACTTGAGCATCTGACATGCTCAATTTACTTTGTACAATTGCTGCTGAAGCATTAACGTCAGCGTTATCAATTACACCTGGTTGAATTTGTGCGTCAATTGTATTTGCAGTTGAATCAATACCTAAAGCAATATCACCTACAACAGATGCATTAATAGCATTATTACCATCGCCTGTGAATACAAGTATATCATTTGATTCAAGATTGCTTAGTGTAAATTCTTGTAGGTTACCAAATGTTAAGTTTCTTAAGTTAACCGCATCTTGTGGATTTGTTGGATCTCCAACATTAAGAAGTTTGAATCCACCACTGTCGAGTGGACCTTTCATAGCCAGTGAACCGTCCAGTGCCATAAAGCCACCACTGATAGGTGGAATTAAGTTTGCTGACGTTACTGGAGCACCAGCGTGTGTGGTACCAAGTCGTCTTTCAATATAAAGTCTAGTTGCGTTCTCCGTCGGTACTGTATCAACAGCGTTGTCAGTCATACCAGAGTCTGTACTAAACTCAGATACTGGAACACCACGTTTAAATCCAATACCGTCCAAGTTACTCAATGCAATAGCTGCTGAGAATGTAACCTGACCAGTACCTTGGTCAACTCTAAAGTAAGGTCCAACATTGAAGTTACCAAATTGGTCTGTGGTTACATAGAACACACGTCCAACGTTTCGTTCATCTGTTTCTGTATCAGGATTAAACGCATTAACTGATGGACCATAAATCTCTGTTGGATAGTTAGTATCTGCATATGAACCTGTACCAATCTCAAGTAAATCATGAGATGTAACACGAGTCAATGAAATTCTAATTGTTAATTTACCATTAGCACCATCAGCGTCTTTTGAAACAGCTGATTTAATAGTATAACTTGATGAATATTGTGTAAGAGAATCTACTAGTG